GTATTGCGGATCGGTGGGCAGCCGTGGTGGAACTCGACCATCGCTCCGTTCCAATCTGGCAGCACGGCTCGCGGTTTTTTCGTGACCTTGGCGGATCGTACCGGCAGCTAATCCGGATAACCGGCTTTCGGGCCGGTTCCTCTGAATCTTTCAAAAAGGAAATCACTATGTCTGCTGTAAATTCGAAAGGCAGTGAACGGATTGCCGTCGCTGCTGTGGTTGCCCCTGGAGCGCTGACTGCTGCTGCGAAGAGCTCTGGATGGGTCGATATGCGTTTGTACAACCGCCTGATGGGGATTATCTCGACCGGGACTCTCGGTACATCGGCGACAGTCGACGCGAAGTGGGTGCAGGCGGATGATTCGTCTGGCAACAATCCTCAAGACTCGAACATTGCCGCTCTGACGCAGATCGTCAAGGCTTCCGGCGACAACAAACAAGCCATCATGAACTTCGATCCGGCGCAATCCGATTATCAGACCAAGCCCTTCGTTAAGTTGGTAATGACTATTGGTACGGCAACTTCTGACGGCGCAGCTATCGTTCTGGGTATCGATCCTCGCCACAAGCCTGTTACTGACTTCGATCCGACCTCGGTGGTTCAGGTCGTCGGGTTATGAAGACGGTTAAGTTTCTCGCTGAAGCCGTGGCGAGTAGCGGCGTGACTTACAAGGAGGGAGATACAAAGTCCCTCGAAGATCACGCTGCTTACCATTGGATAAAGCGCGGTATCGCGGTGGAAGTGGAAGGCAAGCGGTCAAAAGCCGAAAGCCAGAAAAACGAGGCTCAAGAAGCCAAGTAACCAGACAGCCCCTAACCACGGGGCTGTTTTTATTTCAGGATAGAAAATGGAAGGCACTGGCGGCGCTATGCCGCAAAAGGATTAAACAATGGCTAGTTTCGTTAAGTTTCAACACTTCGCCACAGACTTGGCGGCTGGCGTACATGCTGCGGCTCTGAATGCCGATACCGATACGCTGAAAATTTACTTGAGCAATACCGCTCCTGATGTGGCTGCGGACGCGGTTAAGGCCGATATGGCCGAGATATCGACGGGCAACGGATATACGGGGCCTGTTGACGTTCAGAATGCGGCGACGACTAGTACAGGAACAATCACGGTAGCGGGAACTGATGTGGTTATCACGGCATCCGGTGCTGTTGGTCCGTTTAGGTACGTTGTGCTTTACAACGACACACCATCAAGCCCCGCTGATCCTCTTATTGGGTATTGGGATTATGGCTCATCTATCTCTCTGGCTAGCGGAGAGACGTTCACGACAGATTTTGGCGCTTCACTCTTTACGGTCGCTTAAACATGGCCGCTTACGACGAGTCGCTGCTTGAAGAGGTGCGCGATGACCCGGAGACATTGGGGTATGCGGCGCTTACCGCTGCGAATAATGATGAAGCCGTCGCTGCGCTGCTGAACGAAACAATGATGGCGGTAGTAGGCGAGATTTCCCGTTCCGATCTTGCAACATGGGCGGCTGCGACAGGCATGAGAGCGAAGATAGAAGATGTGTCAAAAGACGCCGAGTCGCCCCTGAGGTCCTCTGCGCTGGCAATAATCGACGTGCTGAAAGGCGCTTCCGCTGGAATCGACCTAGCGAAGCCGACAAATATGGGGATTCTGGATGCCTGGGAGAGCGCAACTCTCCTGAGCGCCGAAGACAAGGCTGCGTTTGTTGCCCTCGCAACACATGACACGCCCCGGTCCGTTGTTCTTTTTGGCAAGTTGGTGACGGCAAACGATGTTGCGCGGGTTGTTCGCGACGATCTCGGCAATTCACTTTTAGGAGCCTGACATGGCGCTTACTAAAACAGCGCGGACAGTCTACGCCAGCGCCTCTCTCGCAGCAGGAGCCGGGCCGGTGTTTGGCAGGCTTGACATGAACTCTGTGCAGGGTCCCAGCCGTCTCACGGTAAAGATAACGAATGGCTCAACCGGTCCGACTACTCAATGCACTGCGCGAGTGCTGATTGCTCACAACTCTACATTGCCGACTGCCGCCAGTGCCGGCGCAGATTGGAAGACGTTATACGCTCCCGTGGGGCCCGGTACCGCAAATAACGCATCCGTCGAGCAGTCCTATCCCATTGGCCCGGAAGTCATGTGCCTCGAAGTCGAGTTCACTGGTAACACAGGGCAAGCCGTTACTGTTGAAGCGTATTTGAGCGAGTTTACGACCGTTGCCTAAACTGATAAATCAGCCGCTTTATCCGGATCGTGTAGATACTGACCACCCGGCACTTGTCGGAAGCGCTGCCCAAATCATAGGGTATGGCGGTGCTGCTTTGTGGGCCCGTAACGCTGGCTCTCTTATAGCTCAGCCAACTGTAGGCGGTACAGCTCCAGCATCTGTCGCAACTCCGTATGGCTCTGGCATCGAATTCAACGGTACTGACAATTATCTTGACTACGGTACAGCAAATATCCCCACTCAGGAGTTTACCTTCTTATGGGGAGGGATATTTACATCGGTAAACAGCTTTCGTGGGCTGATCGATTGTATATCTGGAGCAAATGGCTGGACGATATTCCAGTCAGGAACGGATACCCTGTTTTTCTCCATAAATGGATATGGAGGAGCTACAAGTCTTAGTGGCTGGACAGCCGGGCAGTTTTGGCACGGCGCAGTTAGGTGGAAAACAGGAGGTGAGCACGCTTGGTTTCGTAATGGGATAAAGCAGTCCTCCATTAATTCGGTTCTAGTCCCTGGAACGTCTATAGCATCGCTTCGTATCGGCTGGCAGCGCGGCGGCGGCGTAGTTCCGTTAAAGGGTCCGTTGGCGTATGGGTATTTGCTGGACAAGTGGCTTAGCGATGACCTTATTATTTCGCTACAGGCCAACCCATGGCAGATATTCGAATCAGAGCCGGAGATACTTTTTTATCCTGCTTCAACGGGGAATGCGTACAAATTAACTGCTTCAGCGGGTTCATTCTCTGTTACCGGTACCGCGGCCGGTCTTAAATTTGGCCGCGTTCTGCCATCATCGTCCGGTTCTTTTTTGACAACTGGAACGGCTGCGGCTTTACGAAAAGGGTTTACCTTGCCAGCCTCTGCCGGATCGTTCCAGGCCACAGGAACTGCGGCAGGTTTAAAGATAGGTCGTGTATTACAGGCTGGATCAGGATCGTTCGCCACAACAGGCACAGACGCGGCTTTAAGGATCACCAGGCGCTTACCTGGGGACTCAGGTACGTTTGCCTTTACCGGCTCTACGGCAACGCTACGGCTTGCGAGAAGGGTCATTGCAGAGGCTGGAGAGTTCGCTGTTACAGGTACTGGTGCGACACTCAGTTTTTCAGGCGTATCGGAAATGCTCTCGATAGTAGACAGGACCGCAGTATTTAATCCAACGCTGGATTTCAGCGCACGTTTCAATCCCTCCAAGTCGGTTCAGACAAGGTTTAACTAATGGATTTCGTTTCTAACGACACAGCTTCGGTGCTGAGGGTTACCTGCGTCGACGCGAATGAGGAACGAATAAACCTTTCTGGTGCTTCTGCAAATCTGCACTGGAAAGATGAGACCGGACAAGCAATCGATAAAGAGATGACGATTGAGGACGCGGCAAACGGGGTATGTACTTACCAGTTTGGAGAAGGGGAGTTGTTCTCTCCTGGCATGTCGTTTGAGGTCGAGATTACGGACGTAGATAGCAAGAAGTTGACGAACGTCGACCTGATAGCCGTAACTGTTCGGAAGGCTCTCGCATGAAGGTAATCGAGCCGCCAAAGATCGAGCCGGTAAGTCTAGCTGAGGTTAAAGATCAACTCGGAATTATCGACACTCGTAGCGATGGCCTTCTGTCTCGCCGTATTAAAGAGGCAAGGGAGCTGGTGGAGCAATATACAGGCCGTGCTTTGCTGAGCCAGACGCGCGAAATTAGATGGGATTGTTTCGTTGATAAGCACGAATGCCCATCGGCCATGACTGTGGTTTCGGTTAAATACATAGACACGAATGGGGTTGAGCAAACTGTCTCATCCTCTGATTACACGCTGGACACGTACGCTTTTATCCCGTTCGTCCAATCTGCTTACGATGTTGCATGGCCTTATACGCGACGCGAGCCCAATGCAGTAAGGATTCAATTCACTGCTGGCTATGGCGCCACTGTTGAGTTCGTTCCCGCATTGCTTCGGGAACAAATAATCCTGCTTGTCGGGCATTGGACCAACTTCCAGCCCCAAGGAGAAAATGGCGTCACTGTCTCGCGCATCCCTTATGCGATCCGAGACATGCTCGATAACTACCGGTACGAATTCATCTGATGCACGCAAGGCAACGTATCAGAGAGGCTGTGGCCAGCATCCTCTCTAGGAATCCTGTTGCCTGGAAATCGGTAGTCGAGTCTCGCGTAGCATCGACCCGGGTTATCTGGCCTTACCTGATGGTCTTCGTGGAGTCCGAGACTTCCCAGGTAGGCGTGGTAAACGATCCCTGCAATTACGACCGGGATTTGATCATTTCGATAGTCGGGATGCTTCGGCTGCCGGGCACAGGAGATAAGGAGTCCATCGAAGATCGGATGGATGAGGTTGCGGCAGAGATCGAGACCAAACTGACGCAGGACACGTTGCGCGCAAAGGTAATGGTCGGCTCCCTCGAGCATATCAGCACTAGCATGGCCGTGATCGAAGGAGAAGGACAGGACGGGCAGTACACATATCACGCCGAGGTCACTCTCTCATACCGCATAGGGTATTCCACTTTGGAAGGTTCACCAGATTCACTGATTTAAAGGTTTCAATCCCACCACAAGCCGCTTTCGAGCGGCTTTTTAGTTTTCTAAGGAGCAATAGATATGTCATTCACAAACTCTGGGCTGGTTCTGTCGCTGCAAAGCGTCATAGGGTCGCCAATCACTGTTACCGCTGTTACTAACGCCGATCCCGGTGTTCACTCCGCGACAGCCCATGGTCTGCTCGATGGGGATTTTGTGCTAGCAGAATATCAAGGGATGGTGGAAGCCAACCTTCGAATTTTTGAGATAGTGAACAAATCCACTGACTCGTTCGAGTTCAAGGATACGACGACCGGCGCAAATGGTATCGATACAACAAACTGGGGCGTCTTCTCCAGCGGCACGGTAAAGAAAATCACCTTCGGAACGACGCTCTCTGGCGTAACAGGGTTTTCCCCGTCAGGCGGGGAAATCAAGAAAGTGGATTCAACCGAAGTGTCAGACTTGGTTGACACGGAAACTGTGGTTGGCGCGACCGCTATGAGCTACAACATGACGCTCAAATGGGACCCCGCTTCTCCGGCGCAGATCGCTATGCGTGAGGCGTTTGAACAGCGTGCATCACGTGCCTTCAAGATCAAATGGCCAGGGGGCCAATACGCCGCGTTTTACGGAACTGTTGGTTACTCTGGTATGCCAGGAGGGGATAACCAGGGTCTGACAACCACTCAGGCCGCGATATCGATGCAGGGCGCTCCGACTTACGGTAAGCCGTAATGAATCCTCTGATTGAGCGAGTTCGTAAAGCTCGGCAAACCCGGGTTGAGGTAGACGGCAAGACTTTCATAGTTCGCCGGCCTACTGACAAGGAAGCGCATTTCGATTTCTCCGGAACCCTGCAACTCGATCTCATCGAGAGAATGGTTGTGGGCTGGGAGGGAGTGACTGAGGCGGATATTGTTCCCGGTGGCGATTCTTCTCCTGTCGAGTTTGACCGTGATCTGTTCGTTGAGTGGATAGCAGACCAGCCCAAGCTCTGGCCTGACCTGACGAAAGCAATAACCAAGGAGTACGCGGCACACGCCGAGAAGTTGGTAGAAGCGGAAAAAAAATAGCTGCCTGGCTGGAAGAGTTCAAGTTACCCAAGGAACTCCAGTCAGGCGAGACTCCTGCTGAGTTAAAGATACCGGTAAAGATTTGGATCATGATGGGCCGGCAGATAGATGGCTCCATGCTGCCACTGCTCTGCGAGATTTACGGCATCGAGGATGTTGAATCGCTCTTGGTTCAGCTTGTGACGATCAGGGATTTTGAATGGCCGAAACAATCACAATAACTGGACTGCGAGAGGTCCAGCGCAAGCTGTACTCTTATTCTCAGCAACTCGGGGATAGGGTTGTTATTGGTGCTTTGCGTCAGGGTGCGAATCTCGTGAGGAAACAAGCGCAAGCGAATGCTCCGGTAAAGACCGGTCTGCTCAAGCGCAGCATCCGTGTTTCCCGGTCAAAGATTCATAACGGCAAGAAATCGGACGGAATGATCGGAGTGTATATATCCGTTCGCAAGGCGGCGTATTACGCCGGATTTCAGGAAGACGGGTGGAGAGCGGGAAAGAAAAAGAAGCAAATCCCTGGCAGGAAATTTATCGAGCGTGCCTTTATCGACAAGCGCGAAGAGGCGGTGAATTTGATAGTGCGGTCAGCTACATCCGCGGCTGATCTGCTTGCTGTGAAATTGGGGTTATAAGATGGCACGTGGTGTGGTTGTGGATTTTTCGGTCAACGTAGCCCGGTTCACCTCGTCCGTTGACAAGATGAGCAATGATCTGGCGAAGTTCCAGACCAATGCTGCCCGTACCTCAAAGAATATAGACAAGGCTTTTGCCGGACTCGGAGCGGGAATAAAGGGAGCGTTCGGTGGCATTACTGCTGCTCTTAGCATTCGCGAATTGGGCCAAATGGCCGACTCGTTCACGAACATTCAGGCACGGCTGAAACTCGCGACTCGTGACGCCAATGAATTTGCAGAGGCAAGCGATAACATCAAGCGCATTGCTTCGAGTTCGAAGAGTTCGCTGGAGTCTACTGCTACCCTTTATACCCGCATATCCAACGCACTCCTGGATATTGGAGGAACTCAGGCACAAGTAGCGGCAACGACACAAGCTCTTGCGCTTGGTTTGAGACTATCGGGAGCGACCGCCGAAGAATCTGCTTCTGCCATGCTGCAGTTCTCTCAGGCCATTGGTTCTGGCGTTCTTCGCGGAGAGGAATTCAACGCAATCAACGAAGCTGCGCCTCGCATTATGAAGGCGCTGGCAGATTCGATTGGCGTCCCTGTCGGGCAACTGCGCAAGTTGGCAGAGGAAGGAAAGATCACAAGGGATATTCTGGTCAATTCCCTTGGTTCGCAACTGCCTACGTTAATCAAAGAAGCCGAGACTCTTCCAGATACCATAGGTGCCGCATTTCAGAATGCAAAGAACGAGATCCTGCTGACGGTAGGTGCGATAGACAAGGCGACGGGAGCAAGCAGTGCTTTTGCAACTGCGGTCGGCAAGGTAACGGCAGGTATTGCGGGGTGGCGTAATTTCTTCAATCTCGGCGAAGATCAGAAACTCGATAAGCGGCTCGAATCCATAAAAAGGGATATGGATGATATCCTGCTGCGCCGCAAGCTTCTGGGTAGCGTGGGGATTGACTCATCGAATATGTGGGGAGATCAGCTTGATAAGCTGAATCAGGAAGCTCTGACGCTGCAGAAAAGTCTGCAAAAGGTTCAGGACACTGCGGCAAAGCCTGCTGAATTTAAACCCCTTGCTGCTCCTGTTGCCGCTCCCGATACCAAGGCCATTGCGGCTCAGATTAAGGCGGCTCAGGCCGCCATGGAGGCTTTGCGCAAAGAAGGCGCTCAGCTTGCCGCCTCGGTTGATCCGATCATCAATCGAAATCAGGAACTAGCTAAGTACGTCGAGTTGCTGAACAAAGGCGTAATAAGCCAGCAAACGTTTGACCTTGCCGCAACGAAGAGCATAACAACGGCTCAGGCTGCTTTGGATGCCACGGACCAGCGTCTTATTGCTGCCAAACAGGCACAGGAAGCGCTAGACGCTTTGCTGAAGGAAGGTGAAAACCTGAAACTTGCTGTTGATCCTTTCTATAAGCTGAACAAGGAAGTGGAGCGATATAGTGAACTGTTAGAAAAAGGTGTGATAGATCAGCGCACGTTTGAGCTTGCCGTGGAAAAGAGTACGGGCAAGAGTGCTAAGGTTGTCGAGGAAGAAGTAGATAAGATGACCGCTGCGGCTATTGGATTTCAAACCAATGTCCAGAATCATCTAGGTAACTCGCTCTATCAGGCGTTAAGTGGAGACTTCCAGAATATCGGGCAACTCTGGAGGCAAATGCTGGCAAGAATGCTGGCTGATGCTGTTGCGGCGAATCTTTCAAGCGCAATCTTTGGCGCAAATGGGAAGGGCGGTCTGCTGCAAGGCGGGCTGTCTATCCTCGGCTCGTTGTTTGGTGGATTGGGAGGTATGGGCAAATCTGCCGGAGGTTTGAAGCTCGGCTCATCCAATTTCGGGCAGTTCCTCTGGCCAACGTTTGCTACGGGTGGAGACTTCGGTGGCGGCCTGCGTCTCGTCGGTGAGAAGGGCCCTGAACTTGAAGTAACTGGACCGTCGCGGATATTCAATGCGCAGCAGACCAAGGATATATTGTCTGGAGGCAGCAAAGGAGTGGCCGTCAACTACGCACCGGTTATCCAAATCGATGCTAGAGCAGACCGCACAGAGGTTCATGCCATCGTATCTCGAGCAGTAAAGCAGGGGAATGCTGATCTCGTCGACAAGCTCAATCGTCAGGGCATCTTGTGAGCGTTATCACCTTTCCTTCTTCTCTGAAGGTAGCAAAGTCCTCATGGGCCCAGCAGCGTCTCGACGTTTCCTTTAACTCTACATTCGGTAGTCAGGCTGTAGAAGGCGGTGCTCCGGTATGGGCTGTCACTCTCGAATCTCCTGCAGGACGTGAGGCAGACGGTGGCGGATGGCAATCTCTCATCATGCAGCTTTGCGGCAAGACGAATCAGCTTGCTCTTTGGAATCATGCCAGGCCTGTTCCGCGGGGAACGATGCGCGGCACGATGACGCTGAATAGCGATGCAGCACAGGGAGCAAAGACACTGTCTATTGTTGCTTCAGGGGAGAATGCGAAAACGTTGGTGCAGGGCGATATGCTCGGTATCGGCTCCCTGCTGACTCAGCAAGTCGTCATGGTTGTGGCTGATGCAACGAGCAACGGTTCTGGGGTCATAAGCGTGACTGTCGAGCCGGCATTGCGTAATGCTTTTTCGTCGGGTGAATCGGTAACGTGGAATAAGCCATCCGCTCTGTTCAGGCGCGTGGATTCAAAGTCGGGATGGAATTACTACGGCTCAGTGGTTGAAGGCTTCATGCTGGACCTCCGTGAGGATTGGAGGGTTTCGTGAGTCTCGATTCTTCTCAGCAGGCAGAGCTTGAAAAGGCTGTCACGAGGGTAGTCTATTTCGTCGAGTTCCAATTCCGCGACGAGACATCCTACATCTGCTCGGCGAACATAACATTGACCTGGGGCGGTCACGATTGGGTAGGTCTGGGAACGATTGGCTCGATAAGTGCGATCGAAGAGTCTGAAGGGGTCGAATCGAAGAGCCTAACGTTTACCCTCAACGTTGCACAGCAATCTGTTCTCGCTCTTGCTGTGGGCGATGTGGAGCAATATCGCGGGCGGAATGCCAAGATGTACTTCGTTCCCCTCGATGAATCCTTCCAGCCTGTCGGTACGCCTCAGCAGTGCTGGCGTGGCATTATGGATACCATGGCGGTCAGCGTAGAAGGGGAAGAGGGCGGAATACAGTTGAAGTGTGAAACGAGTGCCTACGGATTAAAACGGCAACCCGGGTTAAGACTGAACGCAGCACAGCAGAAGAGTAGATACCCTACTGATACGGGACTAGATTACCTAACGGACTTAATCGCCAACCCCACGATATGGCTCAGCAAGAAGTTCCAGCGCAGCATAAATTGAGGGAAGGCATATAATCTCATCCTTTGACAGGAGTGGTTATGAGAGTCCTTGCTCTGATACTCGTGGTTACGCTATCCGGTTGCGAAGGTTACGCGCCGGTGCAATATTCCCATCCGGCTTATGGCATGGCTTTCTTTAGTAGGGACCAGAAGCTTTGTCAGAATGAATCCTTGAAGACTGCCCAGGTGTCCGATCCTAGGTACGGGGTAATGTACGGACAATACGATCTCGAAAACAGACGCCGTTTACTTCAGAAAATGTGCATGGAAGAGAAAGGATACGTTGTTGTTAAATGAAGTTATCGGATTATATCGAACAGCACTCCGGCAAAGCTTTTGTATGGGGAGAAAATGATTGTTGCACCTTTGCTATCGGATGGCTGGAGATCAAGACGGGGAGGGACTACCTAACCGAGCATAGGCCGTGGCGAACGGCACGACAAGCAGCAAAAAAACTAAGAGACCTTCAAGGTCTCTTTTTTTTGTTCCAAGAAAACCTGAAACAGATAAATCCGAACATGGCTCAAGACGGAGATTTAACGATTATCGATGGAACAGCTTGTCTGTTTTCTGGCCGTCACGTTGTATCAGTAGGGGAGTCTGGATTGGTATTCAGAAATCGAAGCTGCGCTAATCTGGCCTGGAAAGTATAAATGCCGGCATTATTAGCGGCAATTCCCGGGATTATTGCCGGGGTTGGCTTATCGGCGTCAACTATTTTCACGGTTGCGTCTATCGCCTTAACAATTGGCACAACCGTCTTTGGCGCAATGGCTCAAAAAGCCGCCGCCAAGAAAGCCAAACGTGCTGCTGCCAAGGCAAGGGAGGATTTTCTCAACTCCCTGCAAGACCGCACAGTAACGCGCATTGCTACTGAAGCTCCGCATCGCATCGTTTACGGCAAGTGCAAGGTTGGTTCTGACGTAGTCGCCATTCTCGTCTCTGGACAGAACGAAGAATACAAGCACATCGTTTGTGTTCACGCTGCGCATGAGTCGGAAGCGATAGACGAGATTTACATCAATGGCAAGGCACTAGGGCCACTCGATTCTGAGGGCTTCGTTACTACTGGCGATTACTTTGTATCAACGACTACGCAGAGCATAACGGAGACCTTCGCTACTTCTCCGTTCACTCTGGCGCATACGCCGTCTAGCGCGATCAAGGTTATCGCATATGGACGCGGCGGATTAGGAACAGTATCTGGGATCATTCCGTTAAGCGGCGAGGTAACTTATACCCGGGTAGGCAACACGATCACCGTCACCGGTTCGCTGCCTGCCGGTCTGCCCGTGGGCTGGACGTTCACGTTTGACCACTACAGTGTCACGTACCAATACCCTGTAACGAACGCTCAGGTACGGGTAAAGAAGCATCTCGGTGATCCGAATGATCCGGCAGATGCTTCTCTTCTTGCGGAGTGCGGCGCCAAGTGGAAAGAGACGGCAGTTCTTCGTGGATTCACCTATACCGTGATTCGCCTGGACCTTAGACAAGCGGAGTTCCAGGGAGGATTGCCCGAGATAAATGTGCTGATGCGCGGAAAGAAGTTGTATGACCCGCGTACTGGACTGACGGCGTACAGCGCTAACCCTGCTCTAGCGATATACGATTATCTGCTCGGCCCGTTCTGCAATGTTCCGGTAAGCGACATACCGCTTGATCACATCATTACGGCTGGAAATGTCTGCGATCAGTCTCAGGACTTCGGGGCTCTTTACACGCTGAATGGAACGGTTACAGCGGATCAGGATCAGGGTGCTGTACTCGATGCCATGGCAGACGCAATGGCTGGTGGCGTGGTTGCAACGACATGGGAAGTATTCGCTGGCAAGTATGTTGCTCCGATAGCCGCTCTAAGCCAGTCCGATATAGTTGGTTCTTTGGCTGTTACTGCTGGCATATCTGACGCTGACATCATCAACGGAGTACGCGGCCAGAATATAACAGCCGAGAATCTGTACGTAGCGACGGACTATCCGCCATACCAGAATGCTGCATATCTCGCGTCGGATGGAAAGGATAAGTTTGCGGATATCAACTATCCGTATACCGATTCGGCTCAGCGCGTCCATAACCTGGCTCGTATATTAGTAGAGGATCAGCGCAACGGTTTCACGGTCAAGGCTGAGTTTTCCCTTAAGGCGTGGGATATCCATGTCGGAGACAGAGTAACGCTCACTAGCTCCTTTCTAGGACAGACCGATAAGGTTTACAGGGTAACGGACAAGAAGTATTCGCCGGACTCGTCAATTGAGCTGACGATGAAGGAGGATGCGGCTTCTATATGGGATTTGGCGGATACCGTCACTCTTGACGATACGCCTAATACCGATCTACCTAACCCGTTCCTTGCGACAAAGCTTACTTTCCTCACGCTCAGCTCGGGGACTGATTCTCTCCTGATCCAACAGGACGGAACGATAGTCTCGCGCATACATGCAACGTGGAATGACACATCAGGCGTCACGTTCTACGGCGGCATAGTCGAGATCGAATGGAAGAAAGACACCGAGACGGTCTGGAGAAAGACGACCGCAACTGGTTCTGATACCGGGTTGTATCTCTCTCCTGTTGAAGACTTAGCTTGGTACTCGGTACGGGGTAGGGCGGTTGATCCGTACCTGAATGTCAAATCTGATTGGACCTATGCCGATCTGCACCAGGTAATCGGCAAGTCTGCGCCTCCTGGCGATGTAGAAAACCTATCGATAGACGGGTCTATCCTGACCTGGACGGCAGTAACTGATCTGGACCTGGCTGGTTATGTCTTCCGCTACCACTACGGCAATAACCTTGATTGGGGGACAGCTTCACCGCTACACAACGGGATAGTAACCGGATCACCTTATGACCTGATCGCGCTGCCTTACGGCTCAGTGACGATCATGGGCAAGGCCGTTGATACGAGCGGTAATGAGTCGGTCACTGCTGCAAATATCTTCACGAATCTCGGTGATGCTCCTGTCGCGAATGTCGTTGAAGAGCATGAGTTTCATCCGACCTTTCCCGGCACGATTACGAACGGGACCGTATCGGGCGGACAGGTAATAGCTAATGCGGCTGACTCATTCTATGGCGATGACGCTCAGTCCTTTTACGGCCTTTCTACTGACTCTTTTTACAAGCCTGCCGCTGGTTATGGACAGGTAGTTTATGAAAGCGATGTAGTAACGATAGCCTCAGCCTTGTCCGGTTCTAAGATCACTTTGGATCTGGTGACTGAGGGGCTCGACGTAAAGGTTGAGTACAAGATATCCGGAGAGGGGTCCTTTTACGGTCCTGACGATGAGCCGTTCTACAAGACAGATTCGGATGCTTTTTACGCTGCCGGGCCGGATGCTTTCGACTCGATAGACGCCGACACTTTCGATAGCAATAACCCGAATTCGTTTGCAGTCGCCGATACGGAACATTTCGATCCGTCGCGCGCCGAGTCGTTCCTTGCTGTCGATATGTCTCAGTTCGCTGGAGTAGGGGCGTTTTACGGTGCTTACTCTCCTTCGTGGTTGCCTTGGCCTGGACAAGTCACAGCAAAGAATGCTGACTACCAATTCAGGGTAACCATAGGCTCAGGCCCGACTCAGGGAAAGATAGTTAGCTTCAGCCTGATAGTTGACGCTCCGGACATTCTGGAAACAATTGCTGACTTGGCTATCTCGGCAAGCGGAACAGTAATTCCTTATACCAAGAGTTTCCACAGCATCAAAACAGTGAACGTCCAGCTTCAGGCTAATGGAAGCGGGGCGATAACGGTTGAGACGAATAAATCTGTTCCATTGGCTCCGAGTATCAAGGCTTACAACGCAGCACACGTAGCGGTATCAGGCGCTACGGCAGATATTTTTATTCAGGGTTATTAAATGTTACCTTTAAAAACAAGCATTTCCGATACTTACCCGAATCCAAGTAACGCAACGGCTAGGGCTGGTTTCGCTGCACTGTGGGACGCTATCAACGAGTTCCAGCAGAAGTCAGAGTTGGACGTAGCCTCTGCTGCTACTTGCGACATTGGAGGTCAGTTATCCACGAAGCTGAGGATAACTGGCACAACCGGGATAACGTCTTTCGGCACGAATTACCGTGGCCCGATCATGCTGAGGTTTGCTGGTGTGGTAACGCTGACGCATAACAGCACAACGCTAGTTTGCCCCGGCTCTTCCAATCTAACTACTGCTGCTGGCGATGTGCTGATCGCTTGGCCTATAGCATCTGTGAGCGGAACGCTGGACGGTTGGCAAGTGGCTGTATTAGCTCGTGGTAATGGTGGGGCGATATTTGTAACAGGGCCGACTGCTCCGACTGCCGCTGTAAATACAAACACAACTCAACTCGCTACTACTGCTTTTGTTATTGCGCAACTAAAGGCTGGCCCTGCATTTGCTGCGGCGCACTCTGTCTCTCAGTCACTATCAAGCGCTGTTTCAACCAAGATCAATCTCGGAACTGAGTTATTCGACTTAAACAGTAACTTTGCTTCCAGCCGATTTACTCCGACTGTTGCAGGTTATTACCAGTTGAATTTTATGGTTGGGGTGACTGCTACTGGCATTACGGATGGATTCGCGATGATTTACCAAAATGGCGCAGAAATTAATCGAGGCAATCAGTTAACGATAGGGTCTGGCGCAGGCGTAACTCTTTTTTCATCGGCTGGTTCGCATATAGCTTTATTTAATGGCACGACTGATTACGTGGAAGTGTATGCCAATGTAACTGGCACGAGTCTGTCAGCGACCTATAGCCGCTTCTCGGGTCACTTTATACGGAGCGCGTAATGCTTTATCTGGCTATCAAACACATATATCCCGAAATACCTGATTCAGACTTTTCCCTGCAAGACGATGGCGCTGGCCCGTATATCAAGACGTGGTCATATTCTCAACCGAAGCCTAGCCAAACAGAAATAACGGCGGCGCTTTCGTACGTTACGTCTGTAGAGAGTGACGCGGAATGGAATGCGGGCGTCGATGCTCAGCTCATGGCTGCGGACCTTAAAATCATACGCGCTCTGACTGAAGGCGACACGGCACGGATCAATGCACATAAGACGGCTCAGGCAGCGCTCAGGGCAACGAGGCGGTAATGGCCTGGAATTCTCTCGCTACGATAGTCGGGCGCATATCTAAAGGGACAGCTTTAACCTTTCCTGAGCATGACGCGAATCTGGATAACCTCAACGCGGCTCAGGCGACCAAGGCTCCGTACGCTCTGGATAGCAGCGACAACATAATAGGGTACGTGGGCAATGCCGACGCGATACATCCTCTTGTGCTACGTCCTGTAGAGGTTCTGGCTGGCTCTGCAGTCGCTTCCTCATGTGTCAGTTCGGCTGTAGACGAAGAACTCTATACGCTCAATATCCTGGCAGGGACGCTGGGGGTGAACAGCGTCTTGCAAATAGAGCCGCTATGGACATTCGCCAGCAGTGCGAATAATAAAATCTGCAAGGTAGTGATAGGCGGCACTACGGTCTATACCGCGACTCGCACAACTTCAGTAAAAGAAGCTCCGCTGATCGTGCTGGCTAACCGCAACGCTCTGAATTCGCAGATACAGCCGTATGACAACAACTATGTCACGGCTGGTTCCGGCACTCCTGCTACCTACACAATCGATTTTTCAGTTAACCAGACACTGCAAATCATCGGGCAGAGAGCCAATTCTGGTGACGCTCTGACCCTTGAGTATTTCCGCATCCTGCATTTCGTAGGCGATTAAATGGCAGATATCTATTTCGACTCAGTCAACGGATCAGACAGCAATAGCGGCGCGACTCCTGCTCTGGCCAAGCAGAGCTATGACGCATACGCTCAGGGAACGATGACGGCTGGGGATACATACTATTTGAAACGTGGCGTGACTCAAGTCATCACGACAGCAAATACTCAAGTCAAGGCTGGCAGCAGCACGACAAATCGCACGAAATACAAGGCGTATGGAGAAGCTCAAGTTCCATACGCTATCTGGAATCCTGTTTCCTCCGGCACTCCTGCTAGCGACTTTATACTGAACGGCAGCGGAAGGAGCTATATCGATTTCGAGGACATGTATTTCGATGGACTGAATCAAGTCTCGTACTCGATCTATATCCTTGCGAATGGAGCAACGCAGAACAGCGGACACAAGTTCAGCCGGTGTTATTTCACGAATATGAAATATACTGGATCGGGGCTCGTGATCGGCGCGACTCTCACGTCTACCGGGGCGACCACAGATTACCTTTTTGAAGACTGTCATTTTTTCGACAACCGAACGCATGGTCTTTTAGTAAATGGTGCGAACGGTGTCATCATCCGTAGGTGCAAGTTCTACGGCAACGGCTTCAATGCAGCCGCCGGAGGACACGGCTTTTCCGCGAAGGCTCGGCGGACTGATGCGACGAGTGGCTGGACGAATACAAGCGGCACGATCTGGCAAAAGACGCTAGCCGCTTATGAGACTGACGTGTACTACGTCAAAACGTCAGTCAGCGGATACCAGCGGCTTGCAAAGAATGTCAGCACTCCAACGACTCCTACTCTAGGCGAGTTCGGAGTGAGCGGCGGGGTTCTTTATATCAATATGAACTCGGCGTCCAATCCCTCCGGTCAGAGTGTAGTTTATGCCTGGGGCCGCTGCTACAACATTCTCGTGGAAGATTGCGAGTCTTACGAAAACGTATGGGATCAGACCGCTCCAGATCATGAGGGTCATGGCTTCGCGCTAGACGATTTCACCGATACTTCTATCCTGCGGCGCAATAAATCGTATAACAACGAGGGCGCTGGCTTCACGATCAATCGCGGCGATGGCAACACGATTGAAAACAACATTGCATACAACAACCAGCTCGCGGCTGTAGCGGCGTCGGCTTGCTGGAATAGCACGATCCGGCATAACACGTTCTATAACAACAATGGTGGGGTAGGGGCGCACAACGGCGAGATAGCTTTCTTCACCTATGCGCAAAACGGGGTAATAACGAACAATATCCTGAGAGGCACCAGAACGTACGGAATCGATGTGGACACAACATGCGCCGGTTTCTCTGGAAGCAATAACTGTGTTTATGGCTATGGCTCAGTAGATCGTTCGGGCGCTTATACCGCTACCGTGACTGTTGATCCGGTGCTCGACTCTGAACATCGTGCGACAGCGGCGACGGTGAAACGTGGAGGAACGTATCTCGGCGGACGGGACTTCTTCGGGAAATATCACACTAACCCCCCGAGTATTGGAGCGGTATCAGACCATCCTACCCCAGGATGGGCAGCAGCAGGGAGGAAGGCCGCATAAGCGGCTATTTTTTTGGGTATTGATATGACCGGAATAACTTTTTACAGGAGAAGAAGGATGAACTCGGACTTTGAAGATGGGCTTGCAGAAATTATCGAGAAAAATGCAAAGGCGGATGCTAAAGCCGACTTTCTGCTCGACAAGATAAAGAACTCAAACTGGACCGCAGCGATTATCGGCGCCGGCCTTGCTGTCGTTCTCGTTCTGATCATGTTTGCCTGGCTCGTGGGGTAAGCGGTGAACTGTGAGACGGAAGAAAAGAGGCGGCGCGGTCCGTCCACTTATACCCTTTCCTTCAGTGGAATCATCGCAATTGCCGGGCTCGCCGCATCCGGCGTCGCCACCTACAACGCGGTGCAGAATGATATTGCCAGCCTCAAGAGAGGAGAGCAGTACCAGGAGCGCACCAACGACCGGCTCAGCGACGAGATCAAAGCGGCTCGCGCAGAGCAACGAGAAACAATGCGTGAGTTCAATGAAAAGCTCGACAAGATTATTGACCAA